ACATCTCGTACACTCCTTGGCAGTATTCAGATGGGAGGGCAAGGATACGGCCCGTGGCTGAATGCATATCAAAAAAACACCAGTTATGCCGACGGTGTCGATTTCTCCATTTGCACAAACGCTGCTGGAAATACCCAAACAATAACTGAACGACTCACAGTTCTTGGAGGGGCGAACGCGGGGGGTGAGACCAGAGTTGGAATCGGTTGTAATGCACCTGCTTATACATTGCATGTATCTGGGCAGATTTATGCAACAGGAACTATTACATCAAATTCGGATGGACGATTGAAGAACGTACTTGCCCCGATTTCAAATGGTCTAGAAATGTTACAATTGCTCAACCCAGTATCATTCACAATGAAAGACGACGACACATCGCGAGTCAAATATGGATTTATCGCACAAGAAATCTCAAACGCATTCCCCGAACTTGTGTATGAGGTCCCCGATGAGACAAAGACTCTTCATATGACGTATTCGGATTTGATTGGACCTCTTGTTTCGGCCGTCAAGGAACTCTCCGCCCGACTCTCGAACCTTGAAGCAAAAGCGGCAACTACGGGATCGTAATTTTCGGTCTTGAAAGATAAGATGCTGTCTAGGTTTATTCCAGGACAAGGGTTAGTCACATGTGCCCCCAACATTGCCGTGGGTCCACAGGGTCCTATGGGTCCGCAGGGCCCACAAGGGGTAACTGGAAATACTGGCCCCGAGGGCCCACAGGGTAGGGATGGAAATCAGACTCGAACAGGCCCGACAGGTGTTACTGGATTCACTGGACCGACTGGATTCACTGGCATTACAGGAGTTACTGGGCCGACAGGTAGCACTGGGTGGACAGGATTTACGGGGTTTACAGGCCCTACTGGCATCGGAGTCACTGGATGGACAGGTGCTACAGGACAATGGACAGGACCTACAGGACCTTCGGGATGGACCGGACCTCCAGGTTCAACTGTAAACACTGGACCTACTGGACCATCGGGTCCAACGGGTGTGACTGGATGGACGGGTCCTACAGGACCGACAGGTCCAACAGGGTTTACTGGGTTCACTGGACAGAGTGGAAGTACGGGAGCCACAGGATTCACCGGACAGACCGGATACACAGGATGGACGGGTCCTGGAATCACAGGCACAACGGGTATCACTGGGCCAACAGGCCCCACCGGTCCACAGGGATATCAAGGACCTCGGGGGCCGCCTGGGCAGCAAGGTGAACAGGGGCCTCGGGGATGGACGGCGACAACGGGGCCTACAGGTCCCACTGGTGCAGCTGCAACCGGATTTACTGGTGCGACTGGATTCACTGGACCGACTGGTATCATCGGAAGTACCGGATTCACTGCGTCAACGGGTCCAACGGGTCCAACGGGTCAAACCGGATTCACTGGTCCAACTGGATTCACCGGATTCACTGGATTTACAGGTCAAACCGGTCCGACGGGTGTAACAGGCCCAACCGGAACAACGGGATGGTCAGGGTTTACCGGATTCACCGGTCCAATGGGACCCACAGGTCCAACTGGACCGACTGGGGCAACTGGTCAGGCAGGTGTACCTGGACCGACGGGATGGACAGGACTTACCGGATTCACTGCCCCAACCGGACCGACTGGGTGGCAAGGATGGTTTGGACTTCAGGGTCCATCTGGGTCAACGGGTCCGTCTGGACCGACCGGATACGCGGGAGTTCAGGGACCACAAGGTCCATCTGGGAAAACGGGCTGGACCGGATTCACCGGTCCGACTGGGCCAAGTAATCCGATCAATCCTACCACCAAGATCGCAGCATCAATGACTGGATTTATTGCGACGATTACTGGAGGTGGAAGTGTCGACAACTTGACCTGGACACCGACTACATCACTGGCATTGAAGACTCAATACATATTTACGCAAGGATGGTCAATCGGCGGCACGTCGTTTGCTAGCGTGAATCTGATCGGGATTGAATGGATTCAGGATACAACATATTGGATACCCAGAGTTACCTTATCTGGAAACGGATCAGGAGTGATTTTTACCCTGTATTATTACTATCAATAAGGAATAAGGATGTTTCAGTCCTATTCGCCACAGAATTCATTGAGACCTACAATCACACCGATTGCAAGTACCACCCGGCAAGTTCCAGGACCTGCCGGGGATATGGGTCCCATCGGGCAAACCGGTCCTACTGGCTTTACCGGAATTCAGGGCATTGAGGGAATCACAACAACTGCAGGGGCGACAAGTACAACCGGATTCACTGGATGGTCTGGATTCACTGGATGGTCTGGATTCACTGGGTTCATGGGAGTTCAATTGACGGGTCCAACTGGATTCACTGGATTCACTGGTCCAACTGGACTCACGGGTCCAACGGGGTTTACAGGTCCCGCGATTCGAGGATGTGTTGGGGCAACAGGTCCTACCGGTCCTACTTCATTGTATGGGGCAACCGGAACACCTGGTCCAGTGTTTATGCTTACAGGTCCGCAAGGAAAGCAGGGAGCCACTGGATTTACCGGCACAATCGGATTCACTGGACCGACTGGCTTCACTGGATGGACTGGTAGTATCGGAAGCACAGGTGCAACGGGTCCTACTTCGACAACAGGATCGACTGGATGTACTGGATCATATGGAGTCATTGGCATCATTGGTCCTCTTGGAATTCAGGGAGTTGCTGGGCCAGTGTTGTACGAAGGATTTGGCACAGGTCCAACTGGATTCACTGGTCCAACCGGTATTACGGGTTCATTTGGGGCATTCGCAGCATCCTCGGGAACAACTGGATCAACTGGGTTTACAGGAGTTGCTGGCCCAGGTCTGCAGGGAACAACTGGTCCAACAGGTTTCCTTGGAAACATTGGAAATACTGGACGCACTGGAACGACTGGACAAACTGGAGTGGGCGGGCCATATGGTCCTCTTGGATTCACAGGTCCTACGGGGTTTGTTGGCCCGTATGGTAACACAGGCCGCACTGGAAGTTCTGGCTTCACTGGACCGACCGGTAACGCTGGGTCAACGCTGTTGTTAACAGCCCCACTAACCTTAGCTGGAACGATCTCTGGATCAATCTATTATTCGACAGATCCTAACAATGCGACATGGAGTGGACCGGTTACATCAACCTTATCAACCATTAACGGGATCGCGTGGAACAGTCAACGATGGGTAGCTGTTGGAGGAAGTGGAATCGCATATTCGGCAAACGGTACGACATGGACTTCGGCAACTGTAACCGGTGCTTCTCAGCTAACATGCGTTGCGTGGAATGGGTCGTTCTGGCTTGCTGCGGGTACGAACATCTGTAAGTCAACGGATGGAATCACATGGTCTGTTGTTTCGACCTCGGGGCCGCTCCCGAATCTAAACGCAATGACATCCATCATCTGGAACGGGACATATTGGGTGGTAACAGGAACAAACGGACTTACAAACCGAGTCTCGTACAGCACAGATGGAACAACGTGGGTAGACACAGGAATCGTAACAAATGTGGCACAGAGTGTTTCATGGAACGGGTTCATCTGGGTCGTTGTTGGCACGGACACGAACGGATCCGCGTTGTTTTGGACAACAGACTCTGCGATTACGTCATGGAAACGTCTTCCGATTCCATACCTCACTTCCCCTCAGCATATCGCATGGAATCGTTCGAAATGGGTGATTACAGGTACGAATGGTACAGTTTCCCTTCCAACAGGTCTGTTCGCATTCGTTAAAGGAACAGTCCCAAGTGCATCCGAACTCAAGTGGAATGGAACTGTATGGACAACATTGACAAGCTCTGGTCTCTATACGAGTCCCGATGGAAACACATGGACATCTGTTCTTGGCGGAACCTTTACATCAGTTGGAGTCCAGCAGATTATTCCCTTCATCATTACGCCGTTAGGTACAACGGGCCCCACAGGGTTCACGGGTCCCACTGGTCCCACAGGGTTCACCGGAACATACGGTCCAAGTGGATCGACTGGGTTCACAGGTCCAACTGGAAACACTGGATGGTATGGTATCATCGGTCCCACTGGTCCGAGTGGACCAACAGGAATCACCGGATGGCAGCCATTGGGAACAACGGGGACAACGGGTAGCGTAGGGACGTCGTTTTCAATCACATCTTCTACAGTAACGCCTTCGTTTGTCGCAAGCGGATCTTCTCCTTATACAGTCGCAGTCACAACAACAATACCGACAAGTTTATATGTCTCGATCAATGACTTCAATTCGACCATTACAAGTGGGGCCCAGACCGTATATGCAAGCATTCAATCTGCATATTTCACTGTAAGCGGTTCAGTATGGGTACTTACTTTGGCACTTACAACGCCGTCAAGTCTCGTATCTGGAAACACGTACACGTTCAGCAATCCGATAAAGATTAGCCAGTATCTATAATGGATGGTTGGGTCGAAGCCGTACGTGACTTGAAAGACATCGAGAAGGCAGAGGGAACTGAACCATTCGAAGTTGAAACTACATGTCGCGACATCCTGCGGTATATCCGCACAGCCCGTATTCGTGACATCGGTCGGTTCTCGCAGCGGACAGGTCTTGAATACGAGAAGTTCATGTCCACCTTCCACAATAAGGAACTTGTCCAGCGAATCGTCATGGATGATGAATTCTGGGACGCAACGATCAAGGTGCGGAAATGAAAACGAATACTTTACACAGAACAGTATAAGAGGTAAAATGGGCGACACAATCACTGGCGTTCAATTTGGCATCGCAAACCCCGACGACATTCTCAAACGGAGTGTCGTGGAGGTTACAACTGACAAAACATATCAGTCTGGTCAGCCTGTGGCAAATGGCGTGTTTGATTCCCGGTTCGGCGTCATCGAGAACGGCAAGGTCTGTCCTACCTGCAAGCACACGAATCAGTATTGTCCTGGACACTTCGGTCACATCACGCTCGCTCGCCCTGTCTACCTCTACCAGTTCTTCGACTGGATCGAGAAGCTGGCGAACACCATCTGCCTGAACTGCTCCGAGGTTCTTCTGGAAGGTGGAATCGAGGACTCAACGTCAACCGGTCTTGCGAAATTCAAGGAGATCCGCGAGGCTGTCAACTGGAAAAAGACGAAGCTCTGCTTCTCCTGTGCGACACCTGTCTTCAAGAAGATTGTTCGCGTTCTCGGCAAGGCTGCGACCCTTGAAGGACATCCGTTCACCGAGAAGGATGAGGAAGAGGTACCTCCCGTTCCTCTTCAGGTGGAGATGATCCTGCGTGCGTTTCAGCGTATCACGGACACGAACTGCGACAAACTCGGCTTCAATCACAAGTTCTCTCGCCCCGAGTGGATGATCTGCACGGTTCTTGCGGTTCCGCCTCTGACGGTCCGCCCATCCGTCGTGATGGACGACAACCAGCGTATGGAGGACGACCTGACCCATAAGCTGATTGACATTCTTCGCAACAACCAGCGTCTTCGCGACAAGCTCGACAAGGGTGAGTCTGCGGAGATGATCGATAAGTATACAGCGATGGTTCAGTATGACGTTGCCACCTATGTGGACAATGACATCAAGGGTCTGGCACCCGCTGCACAGAGGTCTGGACGTCCTCTGCGAACGTTGAAGTCTCGTTTCGGTGCCAAGACTGGACGTGTGCGTGGTAACCTCATGGGTAAGCGTGTTGACTTCTCTGCCCGTTCAGTCATTACTCCGGATGCGAACATTGAGCTGGATGAGCTGGGTGTTCCCGAGGAGATCGCATTGAACCTGACCTTTCCCGAGATCGTGAACGTATACAACCGCGACCGTCTGATGTCGTATGTTCGCAACGGTCCGAATAAGCATCCGGGTGCGAAGTCTGTCTTTCTGAAATTGGACAACCGCATGGTAAGCCTTCGCTACGTCAGCCCCGACACGATTGATCTCCGCGAGGGTGATGTGGTTCACCGCCATCTGATCGACGGTGACTCGGTTCTCTTTAACCGTCAGCCTTCTCTTCACAAGGCTTCGATGATGTCTCACCGTGTTCGCGTTCTACCGTATTCGACCTTCCGTCTGAATGTTTCAGCAACGAGGCCGTACAATGCTGATTTTGATGGAGATAAAAGTTCATCTTGTCTCCAACAGGTAGCTGCATAGAGGGTTATGGGAACCACCTTCTATGATAAACAGTGTAACTCCCATATGTGCCCACGACCGCATGAACGTGGACATAGATATAACTACCTAGTCGATGTAAAACGAAATAGAAATTCATAACTATGCGAGAAAGAATAATGGAGTCAAACGAACATGTACTTGGGGAGATATATATAATGACAAACACCGTGAATGAAAAGGTGTATGTCGGACAGACTGTATCTCATCGCAAAAACCACGCACGATATATGCCATTTGGATACACTGGACGATTTAAGGATCACATCTCGGAAGCAATGTGTAACACAAAGAAACATCAATGTCGGTACCTGAACTCTGCTATACGAAAGTATGGTAAAGATGCATTCGCGGTTAAGCTGATTGAGGTGTGTCCGCTGGACAAGTTGAATGAACGGGAGACATTTCATATTCAGAATTCCAACAGCATGTATCCGAACGGATACAACCTAACAGCTGGTGGACGAACTCTGGAACATGTCAAGGTGCCAACCGAACAAACAAATCCAGCTGGAAAGCGAGGCGGCTGCGTCTCCCGTTCTCTTGAAACACGTGCAAAAATGTCTGCTTCGCTCAAAACCTTATTCGAGGGTAATGAGAGTATTGGGCAATTGCGTTCTGAGAAAGCAAGAATCCAACATATGGCCGATAAGACCAATCTCTTTAAGGGCGTGGAAATTGATGTAACCCAAATCGACTCGTACATTACGAGACGCAAAACATGTATTCTAGTTAAAGTAGGCGACCGCACCACGCGGTTTGCCGGAAAACGATACACTCCAGATGAACTGCACTCGCATGCAATTGAATTTCTAAAAAGTTTAGCATCGGCAACGCTTCCAAATTGTTCGGGAACCCCGTAAAGACTGAAGTACCAAGGTGTGTTGGAAACAACATGCTGGCTACAGGGAAACTTGTAGGTATGGTAAAAATCTTCAGTATGAGCCAATTATGGCGAAATCGGCAATCCGCAGCCAAGCTCCTTCACTCGTTCGACAGAGTATGGAGAAGGTTCAGAGACTAAATGGTAGCGGGTCGTATATGAAGGTCTAGTCAACCGGATACGGCTCAAGATATAGTCCGTCCCTCTTGGAAACTTGAGGGGTCCTCCAAACGGAGATGAACATGCACGTTCCACAAAGCATCGCTTCAGCCACAGAGCTGAAGTACCTAGCAAGTCTATTAAGAAACATCATCAGTCCACGCACAAACAGTCCGATTATCCAGCTGTTTCAGGACACGATGACCGGTGTCTTCCGCATCAGTCAGCCGAATGTGGCAGTTCCAGAGGTGATCGCGATGAACATCCTCGCCAGAATCAAGCGGACGTTCACTCGGAAGAATCGCGACTGGACGGGTGCCGAGCTGATCTCGACTGCATTCCCCATGCTGACGTTGAAGGGTGCGGTGACAATCGAGAACGGACAGTTGATGTCCGGTATCATGAAGAAGTCAGCATGTAGCAACCTGATTCACGTGGTCTACAACGATTTCAGCCCCGAGCGATGCGGACAGCTGATCAATGACATCCAGTCGGTGGTCACGCAGTTCAATCTGTACACTGGCTTCTCGGTAGGAACTGCGGACTTGATTGCGAACGATGCGACACAGCAGTTCGTGGCTGAGAAGCTGGACGAGGGACGTACCGCAGTGTCCAAGATCCTCTCCGATGTTCACGGGGGTATGTTCGTCAACATTTCCAGCACCTCGGATGGAGATGAGTTGGAGGACCGCATCTCCTCCGCATTGAAGGCTGTCGCAGCAAAGATCAGTGATGAGGTGATCAAGAGTCTGCCGAAGGATAATGCGATTGTTCAGATGGTTGATTCTGGCTCGAAGGGAAACCCTCAGAACATCACGCAGATGGTAGCCCTGCTCGGACAGCAGCTCATTGAGGGTAAGCGTGTTCAGTATACTCTTCAAGACCGCACGCTGCCTCACTTCGCACGGTATGACGACGGTGTGGAGGCCCGCGGATTCGTTCAGAACTCCTTTGTGAATGGTCTTCTTCCCGCTGAGTTCTTCTTCCACGCCCAGGCTGGACGTGAGGGTCTGATTGATACAGCCGTCAAGACCTCAGACACAGGCTATATCCAGCGTCGTCTGATGAAGACGATGGAGGATCAGCACATCGAACACGATGGTACAGTTCGCAATGTGACCGGTAGCATTGTGCAGTTTGCCTACGGTGAGGACGGCATTGACTCCATCTCTGTTGAGGGTCAGTCGTTCGAGCTAGGTACCATGACCATGGAGGATGTGTACCGCACCTTTGCGATGACTCCTGCGGAAGTTAACACATTCCTGAAGACAGAGGTCTCTGAGTCACCCGACCTCGTGGACGAGATCCTCGCAGATCGCGAGATGCTTGTGCGATCGGTATTCCGATTCAAGAAGAATGACCAGGTTCTCGCACCGGTCAACTTGAAGCGTCTTCTCGCAACCTATTCAAACCCCTACGCAACCAAGACTGATCTAACTCCTGCCCACGTTGTGGCTGGAATCACTTCGTTCATGAACGACTTCCCCAACAACCGTCTGTTCCACGCCCTGCTGCGATTCTACCTCGCACCGAAGAAGGCCATCCTTGTCCACCGTCTCACGGAGGTGATGTTCGATGAGCTGATGTCAGACATTCGCTACCGCTACCTGAAGTCTCAGGTTCATGCGGGTGAGATGGTGGGTGCATTGGCTGCACAGTCCATCGGTGAGCCGACGACACAGCTTACGCTCAACACCTTCCACTCTGCTGGTACCGCGAAGGCGAACGCAACGTCCGGAGTGCCGCGTATTGAGGAGCTTCTCTCTGCGTCTCCGAACCCGAAGCGTCCTGGTAACACTGCGTACTTTGCTGGGGCTGTCTCTCAGAACGAGGCAATCGCCATGATGAAGAACATTCAACGCACGAAGCTACGTGACATCACGAAGTCGATCCGCATCTATTACGATCCCTACCCTCTGACCAACGGAACCTCAGTTGAGGAGGACCGGGGCATTCTGGAAGAGTACCGCCAGTTCAGCCTTGAGAACGAAGCAGAGTGCGGCTCACCGTGGATCATGCGTATCGAGATGAATGACGTCGAGATGCATGCCCGCAACATCCTCGATCTGACGAAGGTTACGACCCTTCTGTCGGGCAAGTATTCGCAGATCCTCCGCTGCGTGAAGTCAGATACATCTGCGAAGAACCTGATTGTTCGCATCACCTTCGATCCGAACGTTGTCAAGAACCCGACACACATCCGCTTCCTGGAAGACAAGATCCTTGACACGGTCCTCTCTGGCGTCGACGGCATCGGACGCGTTCACATGCGAACGATCAAGAGCGAGCAAGTCTACGATGATACGGTGGGCGGCTACGTGACTCGCGACCAGTATGTTCTGGATACGGAAGGTACAAATCTCCACGATCTACTCGTGTTCCCCGGTGTGGATGGAAACCGCACCTTCTCGAACGATATCCACGAGGTTAATGCCGTGTTCGGTATCGAGGCAGCACGCACCTGCTTACTCGATGAGTTCAATGAGGTATTTAGCACAGAGAAGGTGAACTACCACCACCTGAGCGTTCTTGTCGACACCATGACCTATTCGGGACGCATCGTGCCGGTGAACCGCTTCGGAATGAAGAAGAATGAGACGGGTGTTCTTGCGAAGTCGAGCTTTGAGGAGACATCGAAGACCATGTTCGATGCGGCTGTGTCCTCTGAGTATGATACGATGCGTGGCGTCTCTGCGAATATCATGTTCGGACAGAAGCCACCATGTGGCACTGGATTCGTCAACATCCTCGTGGATGAGACCCGGTTGCCGGAGGGTGCAGATGAGATTGTGGAGTCAGACGCATTGGAACAGGCGAACAAGGCAATTGATGCGATGCCTGACTCAGAGTGTAGGATTGAGGACATCGTCATGGCGTGGTAGACCCTCGAGCATGATCTTAAAGAATCCAAATGAAGCACAGAAAAACACCCACCATATGATCGCAAGCGTTGCTGAGCGTGCATCAACTCTCAACTCACTGAAACTAGTCATTATACTTTTTAGGTTGGTATCCATGAAAGTTGTGTAGCGAAAGTGTAATGCTGCAACGGCAGGAGTCTCTGACGGATCCGATCGCAGCAGAAACTAGGACAGGGGTACTTGAAACGGCCCCCGTTTCAGCACTTTCTCCAAGGTTGCAAGCTCTGCAGACGAGAAAACGTGGATTAGAAGCGGATGAGAAAGCCGAAAGTGCACGCAAGAAGACTCGTCAGGATGCTGCAGAACTGTTTAAGGATCTCACGACTGCTTCGCGGAAGATAGATACAGATATCCCAGAGGGCATGATTACAGATAAGGCAGAATACGATCGGCTTCTTCCAGGTCTTCAAGCGGAATATCAACGAATCGTAACCGAATCTCCGGAATCAACCCTATATAGTCTATTGGAACATCTGGGACAGAAAGAGTTTGCACTGTTAGAGTTTGGACCTGAACGAATCGCATTATGGTTGTCTAACAATCATACAATTAGATCTATCTGGGAACATAGCGAACCAACGGAGCAATGTAGATCTGGAGCAGGAGGTGAAGAAGGTCAATGCTGGATTTGCGGAATGGCGATCGATCCCGAAGCAACTCATGAGGGGTATGACCAAGGTGCACCTGAATGCGAGCATATTTTGCCAATTATTAATGCTGTTCAAGTTTTGTCACTCTATTCAGAACACGCGGTGACCACTGGGGTGATTTCAAAGGCAGAACAGAACAAGTATTCATTGGAATATGCATGGGCACATTCTCATTGCAATCAGCTCAAGAGTGACGATATTTACCTGAAGAGTGTAAATCCCGAAACCGTTGCCCCAGACCCAAGGAAATGGGATGCCCTCTTGACTAAAATCATCAGCAATCCTCGTGGTGGAAAGTTCAAGGAAGCGAGCGAAGAGTTTGTTCGGAAACTGAATGCGTACATAGCACGTTATCCGGGCGGTATGGGGAAGTGGAGGGAAGACAGGAGGAAGGTGTTCATGGAAAAATATGGAAAGATAACGGACCACATTAACAATGAAATACGTAGAACGGGATTAGCAACATTCGTCCTTCAAGTCACTGTAGCAAGTAAAACACTAAGTGGACGAATCACTGAACCGGCCAAGCGACAGATGTTGGGCTTACCTGCTAGAGGTGGCAAACGCCGCAAGACCCGCCGCCATCGCCTCCCCAAACTCCTATAAAGTGAAACGTTGACAGTAAGTAATGAAGGCACGCACTCATCGTCTGCGGTTCTTTCGTAAACATCGACTTGCTGTTCACGGGTATTCCATTGCCGAGCTGTCGAAGATCTCGCATGTGCCACGTGCGATTCTACAAGAGGTCTACAACCGCGGAATCGGTGCATACAAGACCAATCCCACCTCTGTGCGAATGCGAGGTACGTTCAAGAAGGGAGTGAATGCCCCGTATAGTCGGAAGTTGAGTAAGGAACAGTGGGCAATGGCTCGGGTCTACTCGTTCCTCGATGGAAACCCGAAACATGATACTGATTTGCGTGAAAAACTTCACCACGATAAGTAAATGAACGAAACTGAGTTAACGAAGAGTGTGTCGAACAACACGATCGAGACGTATTACTTTATCCTGTTCTGGCTGGTCGCGATCTCGGCCGGAATCGTGGTTCTCATGGAGCTGTATGTCATGACGTCCAGCCCCAAGCGTGGACTTACGCTGCTCCTGCGTTCAGCCCCTGCCCTGATCCTGGGCGTGGTGAATGCACTGTTCCTATACATCCTGTCGGTGCGTGCGTTAAAGTAATCTCGAGAATAAGTAATGGAGAGAACATTTACGGTTGAAGAAGTCTTCCAGCTTGTAGCTACGGCGGTTAGTCCATATTTCCACGAACGTCGGGTAATACTTGTAGACGATGATCAGAAGACATCAACAATGCCCCTTACAGACTTTGTAGTTAAATGCGTGGCTGAAGAGATGGCTGAAAAATGGGCAGACGAGGAAGAGATCAACCCTGTTCTCGAGAAGAACTATCCAGACGTTATTGAAAGTAAACCGGGACTCGGTCTTCGATCAATTTCAGGAGGGAGTCATCGCACCAAGACCATCCGCATGAAAAAGAGTGAGTATTTGCGGGAACATCATCATCTGTTCAAGGTGCTGCGGAATCCTACTCGACGCGCACTGAACGCCGAGCTTCGGAGGCAGAAGCGTGAGTTACGGGAGAGGGGGCTGAGGGGTTAGTCTGTGCAAGGAACGCATCGCGAGCAGCGATTGCATTTTCTAGAGTTGGGAACGTCTTAGAGAACTTGCCATACTTCTTGTTCTTCATATATACGATCCAACCACTATCTTTGTGTGGCCTTATAAATCGATGTCCGCTCCGAGTGACTCGTTTATCAACAATACCATTTTCAAGAAATTCGTTAAGAGCAACTTGTGCCTGTTCTAAGGTTGGATAGTTCCTGTTGAACAATCCGTTCTCTCTATTGTCGACCCTAACATAATACCCACTGTCATTCTTGGTAATAAACTTAATACCAGTTTCACCAGGCTTTCTGGTTTTCGACACATTCTTACAATGTTCATCAGTCTTTGGGCGGCCGACAAGTGTAGCAGAAATCTTAGAGTTCGCTTCAGGAGTATGAGATCCCCATGTTGCATTAGAACGACCCTTCAATTTCTTCCTTGTAATTTCGGTAGCCCATGCCCATAACTCTGGATTGTTTGTGTGCGACAAACGCAATGACTCTGAAGACTTTTCGAGTGACTCCTTTGATCGAGTCTTGCCCATATGACTGATAGATAATAGGCGACGCGTTTCTTCGCTCGCCATCATACCCAACCTTGACTTAGAGCCACAACGGCACATGTTGTAGCCAGGAGAAGGGTCCCATACGTATGTATGTAGCAAGTCGGCAAAGAACTCTTCATAGTAACCTAACTTGGACTGTTCGCATACATAAAGACGTTCACATATGAAATTATCCAATCCATATTTATGCATTGCACCGTGTAATGCGGTTTTACGATCACCTCGTTTGGATGATGCCATATGTGTTTTCCATCTGCGGTCTGGAACAGGTAGATGATGTTGTCCGATATACTTCTTTCCGTTGACGAGGTTGGTGATGAGATAGATGCAGCCGAGCATATCGACGGTCATTTTGTCTTCTGGTGGGGACATTCTGGATGTATTCGTGATCGTATGAATTCCGTTTTACGCAATCGACCTCCCATCCAGGTGATTCCTTGCGAAACAATCATCTGCCGAGTGAGAGTTTCGACCGCAACGTACACAGCTGACCTTCTTATTAGATTTAAGCAAATCACGAATCTCACGCAAAAGAGATAACTCGGTCTCAACCTTGGTCTCCTTTGGAGTGTTCTTCTTTACAAGATACGCCTCAACCTCCTCAACAGAACACTTGACAACCTTCGCAGCCTGATCGATTGGGACACCCTTCTGCATGAGCACGTCGGCAATGGTACATTGACGTAAGTGAATACTCCGCTCAGTCCTCTTGAATTCGGCTGCAATACGTTCAACGGGGATATCGCGTTCCAGCATGCTCATTAGCGAATGTTCTTCCGCTACTGACCAAGGTTGACCACAACGTTCCGGTCTAGACATTTCAATTAAAAATATTGGTTTGTTGCGTGAAAGTTCCGTTTTCAGTCGTGAGTAATATCCACATACTTCCCCATAAACCCTTCGCCTCCAATACAATACTTCATGATGCGTGGGCGAGTTGAGCCATGCAAAAAGACTCGTTCAAGATCCGACACGTCCGGATCGCCCATGATCATCGCTTGACTGACACCATTTTTGTAATACATGATGTCTCCATACGGGACCCAACCCTGTTTGGAGAGATCTGCTAACTTCTGCGTGAACTCTGCCATCACTTCATCTTGTGTCATGTATCTCTTCATGATGGAAGAGACGATGGTGTACATTGTTATAAACTAGATTGAATTAGACAAGTTCCTTCGCATCTAGCACACGGCTATGGGCAAACAGCCAGCAGCCAGACTTCTCACATTTCTCGCGAATCTTTGGAGATAGTTTTGAATGGTCGCGTGTTGCCATCTGGGTATTAAGGGACATCAGTTTCTCCCAGAACAATATGGGACCCATTTTATTCTCCTTCATCACGCGGTGAAACTCATTCATAACCATGTCCGAGTTGAAGTTTGGTGCATTCGGGCGACCTGTATTGACCTTCAGGGTCTTGAATCTCTCGCAGAACATATCGCGTAGCCGGATGAGTTCACCGACCTCGACGATTGCAGTGTCGTCAACATACAGCTCGGGAACAGACACTGCCTTGTTCAGACGTAGGAACTCAGCCTTGACCATCTCGTCGGTTGCATCCCAAAGGATGTCGACGAGAATGGATTGAACATCGGTAAGGCCGCCTAGTGCCTCTCGGCGGTGATTAGACTCATAGCAAACCAGTTCTTTATCTACACATGCGAGGTAGATGAGTCCGTCTACCCGCTTGGACTCTTTCATATATGTATGAATCTCTGCAACGCGATCCTTATCTGGAGGTCGGTTGTGCTTCCACTTCTTTATTGGAAGTCCGTTGAAGATGTCTAGGGGAATAATACAGATTTGGTGAGATCCATGTGAATATCGCCAAACCTTGTCGTCTGAAAGGAACTTTTGTAGGTATGCCATTGAAAAAGATTGATTTGTTAGGTGAAAGTTCCGTTTTCGGATTTTTACACCGTTTCAGGTTCAGGTGCCACCTTTGGGTCCGTCGAATCCACATCCACTGACATATCGACCTTCTTTCCACAGCAGTTCATACGAACACGCTTGTGGTTGATCGCTGCATAGATCGCCCCTCCGCTGGATATCAAAAAAGCTATGATTCCGAGAGCCCCTGTTGCGTTTTGGTCCATTGTCTACTCGGGATACTAATTCACGCGAGTTACTCATTCATGATCCTATGAATATCTTGTAATCCATCCCGCATTCCCCGCATTCCATTGCGAACTTCCCCCTGTAGTTCACGTATACCCCTATTTCGTACTCGTTCAGCTATTTTGAATTCCCCAAGCTCCTCGAGAGAATACTTATAATAGGCCAGATCACCCTCTGGTATGCACGTCTTACCGTACATGAACCCCGAGAAGCTTCCCTGTACATAATCGCAGTCTGATTTGCCGTTCTGTTTATTCATAAACGTAATCACTTCCTTAACGGCTGACTTTAGTTCTGGTAGCTGCTTAGTTTGTTGCTCAAGAACTGCAACTCGTTCCTGTAGTTTCTTAACAAGTGTCTTATTGAATCGATCCTCGACCTCCAAGTCTTTCTTCGCCTCTTCAAGGACAGAAATACGTTGTGCCTGTTCATTCTTGATTGATAGAAGCTGCTCGGTATCAAGTGTTACATGCTGCGTAATATGATCCTTCCAACGTCCAACAAATACGAACACGTCCTTTGAGATTCGCTGTAACTCTGATTCATTAAGAGTTTCAACTGCCAGCACAGTGTCCGCGCACCACTTCGGGATCTTATACGGGAGTGGATCAAGTTGGGTAATTTTTTTAGGTTGTAGTACAGACTGATTAGCTGTATTATACTGTTTGACCTCTACGCCGTTCTGTGAAGGCGTGTAATATACATAGCCAGTTCCCAGATATTGGTCAAACCATCGTGTCGCATCTAATGTTTTTATCACCCTGCCGTAATCTGTAATAAATGTAGCAGTTCCTGTCTGTCTACGGTTGTTCTGGTCATCTTCTACCTTTAAATAAACTCGTACGATCTTCTCATGATCGGGTAGTTTAAACTCAGATGTAAATTTCATTAGACCACAGTCACAGTTTCGGTATGCACTGTTCGGATATAGCTTTGTATCGTATCCTTGAGGAAACTCAATCTGTACGCAGGGGGAATAGGTTATCTTAGGATGCTTATCCCCAACTGGAATTTCAGGAACGTCATATAAGTCGACAATTGACTTATATGCAGTGGCTGTTTGCTCTACCTGTATTTTTTGGAATAGTTCGGATAATTCCGCCTTAACACGTTTCTCAGTCTCAACTAGATAAGACACGACTGGATCCATCTATCTTTAGAGTGGCCCATTGTGTTAAAATACGACTCACTTCATTTGTTCCGGCCCATTCTCTGGAATCACAGATAACACGTCTGCAACCGCCTTTATAGACTTCTCGATGCGTATACGATCCTTATCACACTCTGCCCACTGAGCCAGTGGGTATTCAATCCTCTCGACTTTATTATTATGATACATGATGGTCATGACTGACTTATTTTCCCAGTCCTGACCCACGAAGACCTGATCTACCGACGGAATATGAATTCTTGCTTTTCTGATGAGTAGAAGACGCGACATACTCCTTCACGGTCTCCAACGCCTAAACCACTTATGTTTCCCCGTCGGTCATTCACCCATTGTGCGTACTTCAACCTCTGGCGTGCAGCGTATCTCATATTAACTGCGAGATCGTAGCGGTGTCGATACGGACAGTCCACGCAGCGACTGTCGAGTAGTTTCCAGTAGAACTTCGCCATTCGATCATGGCGTTCGACATGTCGAGTTTCAATGAGAATGGCACGGAAGCTCCAATCGTAGAGGTCCATTTACACTTTCTCACATTGAAAAACTAATGGATCCAGGTGCCGCTGTAATAGGCACTGCTGCGTTTCTTAGTATGTTTATACTTGTCTGTGTTTGTCGACGTCAATCTCCACCCCCTCCCGTTCCGGAACCTGTTACAGTCCAAGTTCGAGAGGATCCTGGTGACCCAGAACCATTTCCACCTCGTTGAAGTCGTTGAGGTAGATTCCGGCTTCCAATCCGCCCAACGCACGGTGAACAACATCCTCCGGAAACTTGGCCACCTTGATGAAGTCGATGATCGGCACATCCTTGCGAATCCCTATATCGCCATACTTCACAACTGGTAGCATCCACACACCCTGTATGTTGCAGATGAACGTCGACGGCTCAAAGGGTGGTGCGACATTCAGTCGCCATCCATCTTGAATCTCACCACTCGATCGCATCACCGGAAAGGTCACCTGGTCAACCACCATATTCATGAAGGGCTTTGTAGCCGGGTAGTTGAATGCGTCGAACAGGGCTGCCATCTTATGACTGTGAAGATACGCACGGCAGTCGCGGGCGGATGCAGCCTTGTGGTCATCGCAGTATTTGAGTCCGAAGTTAGGAGAGATCTCTGCTGCTCCTGTATCCTTCTTATTGCAGTAGAAGCATTCCATCTTAGTCATGACGAGAGAGCAAGGAACGGCTGACATTTTGACTTTCATTCTTCTGTTGAACTGTCTATCCGTTTTACCAGTTTGTTTCCTTTTCAAACCTGCGTTGATCACGATCGAACTCAACTGGCTTATCACTCCAATCAATGCGGACTCCGTACCGCGTAGAATCTTTCAACGCACCGTAAAGGACCGTGGTGACATCAGAGTCGGGAAACCATTGCTTCATCAGACAGAGTGCATATGAGAATCCGATCCTGGTTACGGTTGAAGGACATTCGATCTCAAGCAGACGGTTTCCCTCGCGAGCAAACTCGCGAATCTTCTTGTAGACACCTTCTGCCCAGAGTTGACCTGCGATTTCCTGTTGACGGATCGCAGCCCTCTCCTTTTCGAGTGCATAGTCTGCCGAGGCATTTTGAAGTTGGGTGCGAGTAAGGGGCTGCATTTGTAATGGAAAAATAAATTAGGGTGTTGGATTCGTTTTCGGGAAACACTTACTTCTCCACAAGCTTCTGCTCCTCGGCGGTGAGCTTCTTATACGTTCGCCAGGCTGAGCGGAACATGTCGCGAGCTCCCTCGGCATCACTGTCGTAATGACGGGCTTTTGCCTCGTTGAACATCTGGGTAACATTCCAGTGAGTCGGATGAGGTTCGAGATATGTCTCGCAATCACAACCCCACTCCACATTGAAGTCGGAGACGTAATTGGTCAGCTCACCAGAGTCAACGCAGCACTGTCCGATGCGGTAGACATGCGGCTTCTTGGTGTTGATGTTGAGTGCATTCACATTGTATGAGACGCAGGTGTCGAGGTCATTCTGACACCAGTCGCAACAGTTAAGAGGAACGGTGGGGGCGTCGAAGGTAGGGGCGGGAGCAACAGGCTTAGAACGATTGCAGCAGAAGAACATTTTTGTCGGTGATCTGAACTTCCGTCGGGGGACGCGGATTCGTTTTTAGGCGTGAGTTGATTCAAACACCGCCCGGTTGATTTCAAAGAGCGTTCGTTGACGGACTTGTTCATACAATTCGTCTGTGATTTTGCCGACCATCATGATTGAAATACGATCCGTGTAGAACGAGATCGTCATCGGAGTTCTGTCAAAGACCCCGCCGATCGCATGACTGTATCCTGTCATGTTCTGTACGACAATCCCAGCAAACACAACCACAGCCCTAGACATCTGCGTTGTCACGAAACTGATCGGTCGATGTCGTTCCAGGAGGAGGATACCGAGGTCCATTGTTGAAAACTACAACGCACCTCTAAATCCGTTTCCTCACAGAAAGTAATGAAGGGATATCAAGTCTACTTCTTTGTCTTGAAGACGATCGTCTTGGCACAGATTGTGCTTCTGGCTACTGGACACAAGGTTGCAGAGAGTCCGATCTTCGCAATTGTCGACACGATCTTCAAGTTGTCACTTGGTTTGTTTCTTGGTATCTACTTCTGGCTGTTCACTCCGAAGGGTCTGGATTGGGAAGACGGTATCATCGTCTCAATCGGAGGATTTCTGATCCTCGTGGAAATCGAGTTTGAACCGCTGATTAGGTTGTATAAGCTGCGAGATGAAGCTATTGTTACTGCTTCCCATACAGCCGGGTTATAGGAATCATCTTCCCTTTGTAGAGCAGATAGTCTACGATCTGGAACTTGCTATTGACCGTAACCAGGTTCACGAAGGTTGGAGTGTGGGCCTGAACAGAAGAACCCGGTGGGACATCGTATCCTGCAATCTTCAATGCATCGGCGTAGGTCTTGATCTCCGCGAACTTGCTTTTTCGCACGGTTACTGTGCCGATACGAATCATTGGAACATCCAAACAGTTACCCATTGCCGTTTTAATACTTCGACCTGTAAACGAATCAATGGAGCAGTTCATGGACAACACGCGGCGGTTGCCCTATGATCAGCGTCGATCGAAGTTCGATCAAATCATCGGCTTTCTTCGCCAACACAACGCACATAATGAAGCCGATCTCTTTGTAGTGTTACGCAACGCATACCCAAAGGTCTCCTACAATCGCGATGAAGAGTCGTTTCAACAGTACCTCGCATGGTGCGAAGTTGCTGGACTGCAGGGGCATAAGATCGTGAACCATATCATCGTGCAGGGATAACTCGGTCGATCACAATTCCCTCCGGGGAGCGACTAACCCATGCCCGCCCACTGTATTTATCTTGAAGATCAGCAATCACATCCATCAACTGGTATTCAAGAACGAACATGTCACCCTTGACGATCCGATAAAAAAGATGACGACTTGCTCCATCTGCAAGCATCTTATCGATCTCCTCTGACACAACCTGAATGGAAAATTTGACCTGCTGCTTCTTCGTTGCCGCCGCCTGTTCCATTACTTTTTACATAGATTCGTATCCGCGATTAACCATGCCCTCATCACAGATGTCATGAATATCCTTGTGAGTCCAGTATTCGTTGAAGTAGAAGTATTTGGTGCGCGACCTCAGGTCGCAGTAGCTGTTCCAGTGGTATCCGGACTCCATTCCCTCAAACATCCGCCACAACGCCCACTTCATCGTCTGATCCTCAGTGGGCTCACGCATAATATCATGTGGTGGACGCGTCACTTGTTCTAGTGGTGGCAGTGTATCGTCGGTGAGGAACATGATCGTATTCACGATATCACCCTCATTCCGGCGAAGCTCTTGAATGGCGATACTTCTGGACGCACCCGTGTGGTCCATTATAAGCTTGACATCACTCTCCAGGACTTCGACTCCGTTCCCGATGCGGATCTTCCGCGAAGCAACCACCGGTGGAACAGGCTGTCCGTCGTCCTCAATTACGATATTGGATGAGTGAAACAGACCTTGACCCATGCCACCTATCATTGTGGTAGTCTGTCGCTTGACGGCGACCTCCTTTTCACCGAGTTCGTGGCGGCACAGTGGACAGGAAGGTTCTTTGGCGGTCCATGTAGTTAGACAGTTGATGTGAAAGGAGTGATTGCAGGCGAGGGTGCAGTGTCCTGTACTCTTGTCGACAGCTTCGTAGCAGATTGAACAGTCTTCCATTTTGACTGACATGTAAAAATTTTGAGGGGAGTGAATTCGTTTTCACTTGTCTAGATCTGGACAATATCCACCCGTGTGGTGGAAATGTAGCTGATTTAGATCACCGATGTTCCTGATCTTCTCCACGAACCAGTGCTGACAGATCAGTGGCTGGTCGATCGGGTGATATTTATGCTTCCTCGCAAGTCCCGCTTCGACACAGAGCAGGTTTGGGTGCGACAATCGATGAGGTAGTTGTCTGTGCTTGATCAATCGAATGACTTCCGGAACAAGCGTTGGGAGTAGGTGTTTGATACGGTCTTGTCTCATGAGGGGGGCGAACATCGCGTTTCTACGGATCGGGTTTTGGAGAACATCGTACACATAGCACGAGCACATAGTACAGGACTCCATCACTCTCCGTTAGTTTATGCTGCGGGTTTCCGTTTTACCAGTTCAGTCGACGGGCTGTCGGATCCGACACACCTGGTCGCTTGAACTCTTCCACCCGGACATTACGCAGGACATCTGGGAACGCCTTAATGTACTCGTATGACCACTTCGGGGCTTTCGCGAAGGGTGCCCGGTTCTCATATTCCTCGATCACCTTCTTGTCCATCTCCGGAGTGCGAACGAGCTTCTTCTTCTCCGGAGGCGGTGCGACCTTCTGTGTATACATCGAGCAGTAGGCATCGATACCGAGTGTGGCCATCAACTGCATCTCCCGCATTGTCATCGCAAGACTCGCCCCCGAATGACCGTCATACTTCATATGCTTGCGAATTGCCCTCATCTCCTCACCGTCTGACATCGAGTACCCTCCGGTACCCGGTTCGTCCTTCATCCATTCCCACATGTTTGCTGCCGTGATTGCCTGCTCTGCGTCTTGAAGCATCTTGTTGTCCTGTTCGTTGAAACCGAGTGCGATGTAGTTAATCATTCTTGCCGATGCATGTAAAAATTGTTTGGGGTTAACGAATCCGTTTTCAGTCGGCTTCGGATGGAGAGCAGTCGCAGTTTGAGTTACCACATTCGTGGCACGGAATGTAGAGGCATCCGCCTGGGTGCATATGTCCCTGCTGATTGAGAACGTCGTCGCGACATCCATCGCAAGACAGACTCGTCTGCCTGAGCTTCTCCTCGATCTCATCCGTGGGCGACGGAGGCAGATTAGGAAGCTTGATTGAGTCCTTGCATTCCGGACAGTGGGCGTCGCTCTCACTCTGGGTTGGGAAGTAGCTCTTGCATGAGCGACAGTGACCTTGGAACCAGAGGTTGCACCAGGCGAACGGTTGCTTCGTCCGCCACCACTTCTGGATGACGACTGCAGCGTCAATATGACACTCTCCGCAGCAGCGAGACTGGTCCTTTGAGATGAAGTGCTCGTGACACGAGGCACACGACCGTTCGTGATGAGAGATCACTGAGCTCGGTCGTGGGAAGTCGCAGTACTCGTCATCGCAGACACGAATGCCGCGATCATAGTCCCACTCGCCAGAACACGTGTGTTCGATCGGAGACTCGCATCCGAACCGCTCGATCCAGCAGTTTGAGCAGTAGCCGTCGGCACTGCAATACATATCATTGCCGCATCCCGGGCATTCGCTTGATTCGTAGGAGAGCGACTCCATGTGCCCGTGGCACAGACCCCCATTGTAGTCAGTTTCGTTGGTACAGTTGTCGCTGGAGCAGTAGTAGGTGTGCTTGTTCATCTTGGCGTTGTTGAAGAGAGGTGTGTCGTAGATACGCTTCATTTTGGGGGGCTCTTACCTTCTCCGTAGAATGAAGGAATCCGTTTTTAGAATTCGGCAGTAGGACCGTATGGTTGACTCGAGGAAGCGAGTGTCCTTCCCAGCAATGTAGTAGTTGATATACTGATTGTATAGATGATGAAGGGCCTTGTGTAGATTGCGGTTTCTAAATTCATACGGACTAAGTGTTCGCAGCCGCATCATTCGCTGTTCGGTTGTACCGTGACTCGTATGTCCGCGTAAAAGGAGATCCATTGCCAGACGTTGAGATTGCATGACTTACTCCATGATTTCGTTTTTATTCGCAACACTCTACAATGAGCTCCCCGCCTACGAACCCCGCCGTGAATCCGCCTTCGACGCCGACCAAGACTGAGCCTGCGACATTCTGGTCTGTCCTGACTCTTATCCTCGGTTCGTTCGGAGGAGTCTTCGCGTTCCTCCTCCACGCCGCCGCTGC